CGGGTTTTGCCGGCATCATTCATTCAATTATTTCAAAAGAGGAATGAAACTCTTTACAGTCCTGATACCTAACCGTAGGTATTGGCGTGCTTATTAAGTAGCAACCCTCATTATAATTGGTGGAGCGTATCGGGATCGAACCGATGACCCCCTGCTTGCAAAGCAGGTGCTCTCCCATCTGAGCTAACGCCCCAATTAAAATTTACTGTTGTATGTCTTTCCTGACGTGTGTGGCTCGACACTGTCCATTTTAAATATTACCATATTATTGGTACGAGCTCCTAATTACTATATATCTATTTATGATATTAGTGTGTATATGCTAACGGTTCAACGCTTTCGCTCCACGCTTTGCACTAACGACAAACACCTGCCGGCATACTTGCATCGACCCTTTTGTTGTGACTGCGAACTCACTTCATCATATGGGACTTGGTAACCCATACTAGTTAGTGGCAAACTAACGTGTCCTTTAAACACCGAGCAGTTTTGGGACCTACTCAGGTCATCCTGGGCACCATTTGCTCAATTGTTTAACAAGGGGAACAAAACCCTTTAACTTGGTACGAGTAAGAGGACTTGAACCTCCACGCATTGCTGCACTAGAACCTAAATCTAGCGTGTCTACCAATTCCACCATACTCGCACGTGGTGCCCCCACACGGACTCGAACCGCGGACCTACTGATTACAAATCAGTTGCTCTACCAGCTGAGCTATAGGGGCATTAAACTACTTACTAGATGCGCCCGAGCTAGTATCTCCAATCTCTCCGCACGGCCTTATTGACATTGCCGCTCTAGTTTGATTGAAACTAACACCCCTACGTTTTCACGATACTGATATTTCACAGGCGGACGGGCCCGTCCGCAAGCGCGAATTATTCTCGTTGAGATAGTGCTTTTAGCTGATCAACGCCTCTACACAGACGTATCTAGTAAGTAGTTTATTCTTATTCAATTGTCAAATAACGTGCTAATGTCTTTGCATCAACTTATGTATTCAATATAACGTATAATGATGTCGTTGTCAACACCTTTTTTATTTTTCCTACGTTTTATTTATCCTTTTTATCTACGTAGATAACTATTATTCTTGTATAGACGCAGATAAATTAATAATTACCGTTTGACCCTCATAAAACCTACGAGTAGTTTTTTGTGTAATTGTGGCACCACCATATTCTACAGTTGTGGTCCAGCCGCTTGCTACACTTCGTGTCTCGTTTACGTGGACTGTCCGGCAGCTTTCTTCCTGGCGATAGCCGACAATTTCACGTCCGGGTTTTGCGCCTGATTTATCTGCACCAATAACACCACCTAATATTGCGCCGGCTGCTGCGCCGCCGTCGTTTCCACCAATTGCTTTACCGAGGATGCCGCCAATAATCATACCAGCTAGGGCGCCTTCACCAGCACTCCCTTTATTTTTAGAGTAGATAGGTATATCTTTAATAGTACATTTTGTAGATGGTACTTTAACTATTTTGTTATGATAATGAGGCACGCTGCTCAATACTGTTCCACGAACAGTAGTAGTGTTGTCATAACTTTCAGCATTGACGATAGATGTGGTCATCGCTATTGCTGTCATCGCTATCAAAAACTTTTTCATTTTGTAATATCCTTACTATATCTATTCCGAGTTCTCTATCTATATCAGACATGGCTAGTTGCAAACCGTGCATAAACCATTCATCTGATATATCATTTATCATAGCAACTCTGGAAACATTCTCTTTACATAATTATTAACAATTACCTGAGTGTCTCGATCCACTTGAGATACATTGCCTCTGGGCGCATCAACACCTTGTGTTCGAATCTCACCCTTGGCTACACGCAAAAGTTCACGCTTGTTTAGTTCTTGTACTTGATCTAAGGTGACTTGTCGTTGAGCGATTGCACTTATAATATATTCAGATACATCGCCGTGAGTCATTGGTATTTCAATTTTCGCATTAATGCGTTTTATACCATCAGGATAAAGTTGAGCTCTCATATTTCTACCATTGTTGTTTGTTTACATCTTATGTTCTTAATATAACATAACCGTTCTAGATGTCAAGTAAAAGATGTTACTTTTAAAAAGATATCTTACCAAGTTCCTAAACTAGCACGTTTCCAAATATTGGTCACGCCGTCATAGTCTGCTGTCGCAATATACATATGCTCACCATCAGTGGCAATTGCACCTTTTTTGTCACCGGCTTTGCCGATTGGACTAGATGGGATGTCTTCTTGCGCAATAGGGTTAGGATTGGTTAAATTCGTTGTGGCGTTAGATGGTGTATTAACTACTGTGCCTGTGGTTGCTATAGCTGTTGCCGCTGGCTGTGCAGATGGCTCTACTGGAGAACCAGCACTTACTGCTGAAGTCGCTGCATCTGGAACATCAGTATAACCAGTTACTCTCCCACAGTAGTCATATGTCGGTACACGTGTCACGCCTTGTATTTCTGGATCAGTTTGATTGCGTAGCTTTGAAATTAGCTCTGGTTCTAGTATATAATCAAATATGCTTTTGCCAGATGCGTCAACTTCATATGGCTCCAATTGATTAAATGCTGCTTGTAATCCAGCGCCCAGTCTCTGTGCTTGCGCCAGTGTCATTGTTGATGGATCAATAGCAACACCAACACCAGTGTGTATTCTATCCACTGGACTGAACACACTCCCGCCGTTGCCAGTTTCACCAGTTGTGCTATCAGGTTCGGTTCCCTTAAAGTTATTTTCAAACTCTATAAGGTTTTGCATATCATCAGCAAAGGCATCTATATGTGAAGCAAATCCATCAAGTACACTTTGGGGCGCATTAACTAATTCCTGAATACTATATGAGCCATCAGGCTGTTTCATTAAATCAGCAATGTCTCCCAGCGTTCCTCCAGTAAATATACCAGCACTAAATGAAGCGCCTGAGGATCCGCCAGCACCTGGGAGGCTAATACAGCCTCCGATATCACTGTTTGCAATTGTTCCCAATTGGTCTAATACATTTTGTCCTGCGCCAGTAAAGCTACCAAATAAATCACCAAGTACATTGGGGATTGCTCTTGGCATAATTGGTGTTCCACAAAAATTAATCATATTGGCAATTGCGGCAAATTCAGCTATTGCATCATTCAACCTTCCAATAATATTTTCAATATTGGTGTGCGCAATGAACGAGTCAAGTGCAGCCTGTGCTTTATTGAGAGCGCCTTGTAGTTTAGCTAATGCTCCATTAATATTAATACCAATCTCAGCCAAAAGCCCTGCAATGTTAGCTTTAAGACAAATTTGCAAGTTAGGTAGTTTAATACCATTACCTGCCAATAAACTACAAATTAGTTCTCGCAAACTAAAACTAGTTTCGCCTTTTATAATTGCTCCTGCTGGCCCAATATCAATAGAATTTGGAATACTTACTGTGCGATTTAAATAATCATTAGCTGAAGATAAACCGCTTGTAAAGTCAGTCATTACCCGCCTACCTTCACATCACCACTACAACCAACAGCACTGGGCGCACAATGCGATCCCCCAGGGATAGGACATAGTCCATCTGGCGAGGCACTGTTGCCTTGTATTACCACTAACTTACCATTAATACGAACATTGGGATTAGCGGCGTTCAATGTACCGCCACCATGCGAGTTTGGATCATTGTCAACACTGACTAATTTGGTGTTTGCATAGACAGTAGCTTGTCCCGAAACAATGTTACTTGCTCCACAACTTCTTTGATCGCCATTTCTATGCACACCGCTCATTATACTGTTACAATTCCTGTTGTCTGTTGTGTGTACGTATCAGTAGTGTCTTTAGCAGACTTGACAATACATACAATACTATTTAGTTTTAGCTTAATCTTAGCATCTGGGCTAACAGTAAACATGAATGGTGCTAGGCCCATACCTTGCTCAGTTGCCATAAGCATTAATGGTTTAGTTACTGTAGCGTGTGATGAATCTTCCGCATCTAAACGTGCAATCATTTCCTCGCCACTACTGAGTTTAATACTTACTACATCACCTGTTTTGTATGGTGTTTCAATAATCATAATGTGTATCCGGTTCCGTTGTAATTGGTTTCTTCTAAGTAAGTACCTAATTGATCCTTACCGCCTATTGATGTTCCATTAACTTTAATCTGTGGGAAGGTACGTGCTCCGGGGAACATCTCTAATATTTCTTCACGAGTAAAGTCTGTGTCGAGTTGAAAATACTTGTATTCTAACTCACGTTGTTCGCAAAGCCGCTTTGCTTGATCACAATGCGGACATGCTGGTTTACCATAAATTTCAATCATAAACTAAATCCTTTAAATGTGTCTTCACTGACATCTTTTTTAACGCCGCCCAGTATATATGAACTAATTTCTGTTTCTTGTGGTGCTACTTGAACTTCTGCACCGCTAATCCATTTCTGCGTCCACGGTAGTGGGTTGGCTTGTGTGGTAGTGTACGGGCATTTTAGTCCCAACGCTGTCATACGCTTACAACAGATCCATTCAATATAGTTATGTAATAGTTCAGCGTTTAGGCCAATCATTGACCCGTCCTTGAATAGGTATTGTGCCCATTGCTTTTCCTGTTCTACTGCATCTACAAACATTTGAATAATGTCTGATTCGCACTCTTTTGCAATTTCCGCAAATTCAGGATCTTCTTTAACAAGAACTTTGGTAAGAAGATATTGTGTTGATGCAAGGTGTATGTTTTCGTCACGTGCAATAAATTTAATAATTTTAGCATTACCTTCCATCTTCTTGAGTTCTGCAAATGCCCAAGAGCAAGCAAAACTTACATAGAAGCGAATACCTTCTAATACGTTTACACTGTTTAAACACATCCAGATTTTCTTTTTAAGTTCACGCTTGTCAACAGTAATCTTTTTACCATTAACAGTGTGTGTGCCTTCGCCCAACAATTGATACCACTGTTGATATTCGATAAGATCATCATAATACTTTGAAATGTCATCAGCACATTCCACAATCTCTTTGTTATCCAAAAGGCTGTCAAATACTATGCTTGGATTTGAGTAGATATTACGAATAATATGAGTGTAACTACGTGAGTGAATTGTTTCGCTAAACGCCCAAGTTTCAATCCATGTTTCCAGTTCTGGAAGCGTAGTAATTGGCAACAATGCCAAGTTAGGGCTACGTCCTTGTACACTATCCAACAAGATCTGACGCTTTAAGTTACTTGTAAAGATATGCTGTTCATGCTCAGTAAGTTTCTTAAAATCACTACTGTCTTTACTTACATCTACTTCTTGTGGTTGCCAGAAAAAACCCAATTGCTTTTCTGTTAGTTTATCAAATTGTTTATATTTTAATATATCGTATCTTTGAAAGCCTAGGCCTTCATCCAAAAACGCATTTGCTTGCGTATGGTGTTTTTTGTTCTCTGTGTTTAGTACTGACATTATTATTTCCTAAATTACGCAACTATCGCAGTCATCATCATCGATGTCTGAGATAGCCAATGGGGTGTCGTCTTTGAAGTCAATTTCGCCTTGACCATCATATGTGTTAAAGTAATACAATTGTTTTCCGCCGTATTTGTAGAACATTACAAGATGCTGTAGCATTGTACTCATTGGAATCTTTTCATCTTCATAAAATTCCGGGTTGTAACTTGTATTAACACTGATGCCCTGATCGATATACTTTTGTAAAATTGCCATAATCTTCAAATAGCCTTCTGGACTATGTTGACTCCATAATAAATCATACTTGTTTTTCAGTCTAGGATATCCTGGAACCACTTGCTTTAGTACACCGTGCTTTGATTGCTTGACTGACACAAACGCACGTGGTGGTTCAATACCGTTTGTGCTGTTTGAAATCTGTGCGCTTGTCTCTGCTGGCATAAGTGCCATTAGTGTCGAGTTTCTAATTCCAGTTTCTTTAAGTTGTTGACGTAGACTGTCCCAATCCATACGCTCAACGTGTGGTACTAGTTCGTCTACTTCTTGTTTATAAGTTTGGTTTGGTGTAATGCCTTGTCCGTATTTTGTTTCGCATACACCTTCAATATTGCCTTTTTCGATTGCAAGGTCCGCACTGGCTTTAATTAAGTAATAACTCCATGCTTCTGTCCATTCGTCTACTAAGGCTAGTCCCTCGGCATCAATATGCTGATAGGTTAAATTGTTTTTAGCTAGCCAGAAAGCAAAGTTAATAATACCCACACCCAAAGGGCGGCGCTTCATTGTTGATAACTGTGCTGCTAACACAGGATAATTTTGATAGTCTAATAGTTCATCCAGTCCACGTACTGCTAATGCACAAACACGTTCAAAGTCTGCTGGAGTTTTAATATTACCCCAATTGATAGCACTGAGCGTACATAGTGAAATTTCTCCCTCTTCATCGTTAAATGCATTAAGAGGCTTTGTTGGCAAGTTAATTTCACAACATAGGTTACTTTGTTTAACAGGAGCCAATGACTCGTCAAAACTACCATGCGTGTTGGCGTGATCTACATTCATCAAATAGATACGTCCAGTATTTTTGCGTTCTTCCATAAACGACCCGAATAAATCACTTGCCGAAACAACTTGCTTGCGAATGTCTTTTTTGCGTTCTGCGGCTTCATATAGCTCACGAAAACGATCTTGGTCTGCAAAAAATGCATCATAAAGTCCTGGCACATCACTGGGCGAGAATAGTGTAATATTGCCGCCGGTTAGTAGACGCTCATACATTAGTTTGTTGAACTGTACGCCGTAATCTAAGTGACGAACACGATTGTCTTCTGTGCCTTTATTGTTTTTAAGCACTAGTAGGTCTTCTACTTCATAGTGCCAGATAGGATAATAAAGAGTTGCGGCCCCACCGCGGACACCGCCTTGGCTACATGACTTAACTGCACTTTGAAAGTGCTTATAGAAAGGAATAACACCTGTGTGGCTTGCATCACCTTTGCGTATTGGCGAACCGATAGCACGAATGCTACCAGCACCAACGCCAATGCCAGCTTTTTGACTTACGTACTTAACAATAGCTGAACTAGTAGCACTGATGCTGTCAAGGCTATCACCAGTCTCGATAAGAACGCAACTACTGAACTGCCTCTGTGGCGTTCGTAATCCCGCCATAATAGGAGTAGGCAGACTGATATCAAAATTACTAATAGCATCATAAAAATCCTTTACCCATTTCATTCTTGTTTCTTGGGGATAGTTAGCAAAAAGTGTGGCTGCAATCATCATGTATGCAATCTGCGGGGTTTCAAAAATCTCACCAGTAACACGATTCTGTACCAAATACTTACTGCGGAATTGTTCCATACCAACGTATGCAATATTCTCGTCTCGATCATGTTTGATATAACTGTTTAATTGCTCAATTTCATTATCACTATAAACAGAAAAAAAACTCTCATCATAGTATCCTAGCTCAACATTCTTGCGAGCAATATCTGCAAGATGGAACGGAGTATATGTACTATACACTTGCTTTCGAATATGATAGTTAATTAAGCGTCCTGCTACCCACTGGTAATTAGGGGTCTCTTCTGAGATAAGATCGGCGGCTGCTTTGATTAATGTCTCTTGTACATCTGAAGTTTTAATGCTGTTATAAAATTGCAAGTGGCTTCGCAACTCAACTTCACTGGCACTTACACCAGTCACACCTTCACAAGCAAAAAATACAACTTTGTGCATTTTTTCCAAGTCTAAATTTTCTGATGATCCATCTCTTTTCAAGACAGAAATTTGGCTGTTATTCATATTTTTACCTTCTCGTTGGTTTACAGTATCAGTTATTTAACAATAAAAAAATTTATATAAAGCTAGGTTAACTGCTCAGTGTCCCAACTCTTTAGTATATCACAATGTGATATGTCCGCAAGTTTATTAATTATACCATAAGTATAGTTTAAAATGTACTCGTCGTCAACTAAAATAATTAATTTTACTTCACTTTTATTTTTGTCCTGTATTAGTTTTATTTCACATGGCCAGTCGATTAATTCCAAAGTATAAGCCATACCAAGAGCAATCACATTTTCATCGTAATCTCCAGTGTATAGTAAATCCCATGGATTCGGCCAATCAGCATTGTCATAAGGATCAATTACTCTCGAATTAATCGGCGCTGATTTCCACCAGTCAACTACTGATTGTAGGACCTCTTCATCGTTAATATTTATTAATTCTTTTCTGAATTTTCTCCAGATTTTAAGTTTTTGTTGTGGGCTCTCTAGCCATACATTGGGCATCATTTTTAATACCTAATGCAAGTCTACCCAAGCGCCATTTGCATAGCCTTGAAATTTGTTTGTATCTGTATTATAGATCATATCACCATTTTCTGAAATTAATGCATCACGTGTGGCAGTGTCTATAGTTGCTAATTTAGATGACACTACAACTGGTACTTCCACGGAGTAGCCGCCCAGGGCAGTCGCAGTCTCTGTTGAATTAAAATTATCTTCAATCCATGAAAACAACGCCTCTTGCGTATCAGAAGTAGTATAAGTTAAAGTAAATATGCCACCTACAAGAGTACCACTAAATGTATGATCTAGTGCAACACCATCACAGTTGGAATTATAATCATCTTCTATAGTAAATGTACCAGCGACCTTATCAATAGATACACGTATTGTACCTTGGCGCTTATGTGATTCTGTGACAATATTTAATGTATAGCGTATTAGAATGTTATCAAATCTATTTGAGTTAATAGCAATATATGGAAAGGGTTTATCAGTTTCAGGAGCAGACATGCCGACTGCTCTCACTGGATCACTGATACCCTCAGGCGCTTGGGCAGTCATAATTTCAGTGTTAAAGTATAATACGATTTTATGATTTTCTGGTGGGATTTCACTAAGTTCTATAATAAAGTCACGATATGTATAATTGCTTAGTTTTGTCTGTACTGTTAGGTCGTCATTTTCTAAAAAAACTTCAAAAGAACCAGGCAACATGCCGTCTAAATCTACCGGCATGCGATAGTTTAAAGTTCCGTTAGTATCCTGCGAATATTTTTCGTTACCAATGAAAAGTCTATACTCGTCAGTTGCATAACCAAATTCGCCAGCCAATAGTCCATTGTCAGGACCTACTGGTAGATCAGATAAGTCGCCTTGGCGCTGCGTGTGTTTAGATAGAATGTTTGCCATTTTTTAAAATCTCCATATGTATATTTATCCTATAGGTTATAAAACTCAGCTACTCTTTCAGCCCATTTTGTTGCCCAATAATCAAACTCATCACCAGTAACTTCAAACAACTGCCAATTACATTGTTTGCTGCACATAAAGATAGCAATACTATTAATGTCAGTATCGTAGAGTTCATTATGTGCAATAGCATACGCGGCGCCTTGAAGGAAATAGTCGTCAATCCATTCACGTTTCTTAGGTTTATTAGTTTGCTTGTAGTCCATAATAGTTGGCTTGCCTTTGTACACACCAACCAGATCAGTTGTTCCAGCATACAGGTTAGGAGCGCATAGTCTAACTTCTGCACCCCAAACTTCTTGCAAGTCAGGTTCAATATTATCAATAATAACTTGTGCCATCATGCGTGACAGTGGGGTAGACTTGCCAGTGTACTCAACACCTTTATTCCAAGCCTCAAGTTGATCATGCATCATTGTTCCGTTGCCAGCAGCTTCAGTAACAATTTTCTGTGCTTCTTCTTCACCCACACGCTTCTTCCAATTAGCCAAAGCCATACGCTTTTCATATGGTTTAGTTTTATCTAGAATCGTAGTAACACTTGGAACAGGGTTGCCCCATGGGTTTTCATATAGACGCTTACCGTCGATTTGCTTACGCTTCAGTTCTTTATACGGGTATGGAGAATTTATTTTAATCATACTGCTATATTACTATGAATGATTTAGAATGTCAATAACTTCTTTGGTTAAAACAAAATTGTCTAAAACCCATTGATTTCCCTTGAACGTCCAGTGGTCATCGTCAGGACCTAATACTATTCCAGCGTTGTATAGCATTTCCGTGGTATATGCATTAAACTGCTTGTGTATCTGATACCAAACACAACTCTCGTCCATAAACTTATGATCAGACACAAAGTTTAGCATTACGATATGTTTAAAATTATACAACTTTGTAATATTTTTATAGAACTTCTTAATATATGTGTTTCTATTTTCACTTATAGATTGTAAATTTATCGCATCTTGAAACAGACGACCATTATATCTATCATGTCCCAATACTCCATGAGTAGCCCACACATGAGGTGATTCCAACTGTCTTAATTTAAAATTTTCAGTTATTTTAGTATCTACGAATGTAAAGTTATCTAATGACGAACCGCCATCCACCAAATATCCAACTCGACTGGGATAGGTGGTATTTACAAAAATGATATCAATGTTTTGTTCTTTGGCGTCCAACAAACACCACTGGAGATAATCAATTCCCCTGCCGCCAAGGGCATAATTGTAATATTGATGCTGGGGAAATTTTTGAGCTAATTGGTATGTCCAACTATTCTCTTGTACGCTTTTTTGGTCATAAGCACTATAGCTGCATCCCAAGAATCCAACCTTAGTCATTTAATCTACCAATATAGATTCCAGATAAATGTTTTACCCGTTTGTGGATGTGCTAGCTTTTGAATACGATATCCCAAGTTATTAAAGTATTTTTCAACACTTGAAATTTGTTCAGAGATCGCTCTATCAGTGGTAACGCCTTGCCATGCATTATAATATGAAACACTTGTTGGGTCAGATACTGTGTACACGCCAACTGTTAGTCCTACTTTTGCAGTAGCAGTAGCACCACTGTTAATTTCATATTGCCAAACCTGACTTGGTAAAACTGTTATTTCCAATACAAGATAGTCATTATCTTTCGATGCACTTACTCCCGGTACATTGGCGTCGTTAATGTCAGCAATAATAGCATTGAGATTAGTGCCAGTTGCTCCCAAAACAATAGTCTGGTTATTGATAATAAGAGTGTCTCCAGGAACAATTATGGGATCATTCACAGTACCAATTCTAGTAGCAATGGGTGTCGACTCTGTCATGGTAGTACCATCACTTACATTTGCTTCATAAACGCCGTTTGCACTAGAAGCTAGTACTGCGAGCATAATTGCATTAACTTCGTTATATATGATCATGTCTTGTTGGCTTTTTGCTCTAGCCTGTGCTGCGTTTAATCCTACTGTCATTTGTTTAACTCTTTTTTCGTTTGCTTGCGAGCCATTCTATCAATGGTCTTGTCTTGCTTTTCTGGATCTACTTGATTATCGTAACCACTTTCTTCACTATTAGAGTTGAAGTAGACAATATCGTCTTTAATATTGTCTACTATTGCGAGGTTTTGTACTACATCAAAAACCATATCTCTGTCTACTGCAACTCCATTTTTTTGTAGTGAACTAGTTAAGCTGTCTATACCGATACTATTCAGTCCTTCTGCATCAAGAGCAGTTAAGTGATCAATTATTGTTTGATCAACTTCTTGTACTTCACGAATGATATCAGTGATTCTCATAATATTACTTCTTCAGTAGAGAAAATGCTTGCTTTAAAACTTCAGGAGAAACTTTTCCTTCTGACTGTTGTTCTTTAACCATTTTAAGAGCTGAAAGATATGCATCCTCTTTCATTTCACGACCATCAATGTCTGTATCCATGTCTGCAGAATCATCACCGGCAAATTCGTCGCCCATTTCTGGTTCCATATCCATGTCATCGCCGCCCATTTCTGGTTCCATGTCCATGCCATCCATTTCCATGTCCTGTGCTGGTGCTTGTCCTTGAGCTACTAATAGCGCATTGTTAACACCTTCATTAGCAGCTTTTACTGCTTCTAGTGCTGCACTGATTGACTGCTCTGCTGATGCATTAAATGCGTCTGCTTCTGCTATGCCAACTTGCTCTTTCATTGCATTGTGAATGCTCATTAGTTCTTCAACTTGCATGCTTGCTAATGTTTCTGCCATTTTCTGTAGGTCATCGCCCATTTGTTTTGCAGCCAATAGTACTTCAGCTTGATCAAGATCTGCTGATTCTGTTACTGTGCCATGTGCTTCAGCAACAACAAGTTTTAAGCCTTCTGCAATTAGCAGTAGCTTTTGGTAATCTCGGTGGCTTACGTCCACTCCGTTTTCTCTCAGTGTAGCAATGCGTCCTGCTGTTGCTTCCTGAATCTGAACTAGTTTTTTACCGTCCATATCAAAATTGAAATCACTTTCAAATACTTCTGATAGAGTACGGCGTAGTTTTGCAAACTTGTTCTCTTGTAAATCGAATAAATTCATAGTTAAACCTCGCTATAATTGTATATAATGTATTTATACATATCTTTAAAATTACATCAAATTTTTGATGTGACGCTTTATATTCTTCATCTTATCCACTGCTGATGTGTGTTTTGCAACAAAAATGTCATACTTTACATCCTCAGTAACAATCTTTAGTCTTTTTTTGTAGCTCGCTGCTTCAAGCAATACACTATCATAACGATTATCATATTCTACAATTTTTTCAATGCCATTTTTGTTAAACATTAGTTTTTTAACAATAGCCATTGCACTTTCAAATAAAGCAAGATCTTCATAAATTACTTTTTGGTCCTGTGTAACAGTATAGTATGTTTTTTTGTAACCTTCAACAATCTTTTTATTTAATACAATGTGATATCCGCCAATACCAACATTGTCACTTTCAGATGATGGTGAAGGTGACTGCTTGACAACATTTGTTGCAGCACTATTTGTGGCTTCATTTAGCTTGTTTAGGATATTATACATTTCGTCTACTTCAGGACGTCCAGATGAACGAACTACGTTTCCGTCAGACATTTCAACATTTTCAGCGGCGTTTTCTAGTTTTGCTAGAATATCCATCATTCCCTTTACTTCTGGTGTAGGCATTTTAAAGACTCCCTTTTGCTTTACTAAAATAAACCTTGCCTTCTTTGACACGTTTAACCGCAACTCCTTTAGTTACAAGTTGTTGCGCTATGTGTGCCTGGCGTGGTGACATATCATTCTTACATGTTTCATCTAGAGTGTCAAGAGTTTTATACTCTGCATTTGACAATAATACTTGGATACCACCTGGTGATTCAAAAACTCTCATTTACTTTCCCCTTGCCACTTTCATAACAAGATCTTTAAGTCTATCAATTTCTTGTGAGTTTGAATTGGCTTGCGCTGAGTTTTGATTACGCTGGTTATCGCTTGGATCAGCAACACTTCGTGAACCAGTGGAAGTTTTATTACTTCCTGCCACTGTGCGCTGTGTAGATGTTTGGCGGCTTGCTTTTAATTCTGCATTCGTTGCGCGGCGATTGTCAGTTGCTGCAAGTGTTCCTTGTGAACGTATTGTAGCACTACTAGGCTGTGATGTTGTTGATGTGCCGTATGCCTCATCAATACTTAAATCAATTAAATCACTAAACTGGTCATTGTCTTCATCTTTGATTGCATTAGTTAATTGCATCAATTCACCAAAACTACGTTCTTTCAGCTGTGCTGACACTGTATCTTTTTCTAGTTCCACACCAAATTTTACATTTGCATATTCAATTACGGTATCTACAATACTGTTGTTTAAAATTTTCATCTTCTTGCCCTGTTTAGTTTTGCTGCAATCTTACTTGCTGGATTAGTACGTTTTGTTCTTTTGGCTTTCTTTGCCATTCTCGCACCCATACTTGCCTTTGTTCTTTTTAATACGAATCTCTTTTTTAGGTCGATAGGAGCCGCACATTGCTGTGGGTTACTCACTACTCTGCCCTTGCGCTTGCCAACTGTACAACGAAATTTCTTAGTTAAACTCTTGCCTCGGCGAGCAAAGACTACCTTTGCTTCGCTAACAATTGTTTGGTATGATTCGTTTAAAAACATTTATCCGCCCATCATTGGTGTTACAGTTTGCAAATTCAACAATAACAATACTACCGTTGATAACAAACCAGCAATCACTGTTGCTGCTGCACCTATTACTAATTTATTATTACTTGCTTTGTCTGTTTGTTGCTTTTCAGCCATCAATGCAATGGTATCTGCTAGACTGTCAACTTTGGATTCTAGTCTAATTAATTTTTCTTCTAACACGCGGTACCTCTCTGCACATAAATCAACATGTGCCTCGAGATTTTCACGCTCAAGTCTTGACTGCGTTATTGCCATTCTCTGTCTCCAAAGTTTATCATCCGCTGCCTCTTAAAGAGCCTGCTTATCGTCACTATACGTCTCGTATACTATATGTATTTATGCGATTAGCACTTCTTTGAAGTATATATTTAATTTATCAGTGCAAGTACTATTAAAAAATTTATCAATATTAGCAGTTTCTTTTAGTTGAGTATAGACTGGAACAGTATTAGTGTCAGTAATTGCATGGTAAAATAAATTATCATCACGCGACCATGTAGTTTGGTGTTCACTGCTAAAAGTAAATTTCCATACACGTTGCAATCCAGTGTATTGATTGCCGAATTTATAGTCATCCATATTGCACTGCTCTGCAAATGTAGTCTTAAGAGTCATTAACTGTGATCTCAAACTAAGAACTTGTATTAGCATACTTAAATTCTGTGCTTGTAAAAACTCCAGGGTGTTTCCACGTGGATCATTATACTTAGTGTCAGTGATATCCACCAGCGTATACGCTGTAAAATGATATTCCATATTAAAGTTCTGTTGATTTGCCGGCTGCATAGCCAGCTGCAAATGCAGCGGCGCCGCCAAGTACTGCACGTTTGATTGAGGATTTTTTCTCTTTGCTGATATCTAAACTATTATCTTTCGCAAACCCATTAAACATAGGAAACAAGTCACTGCGTCTAGCATTAGTTCTATAGTATTTCATTAGCTGTGAACCTACTAGTTGCTGTTGCTGAGTAGTTAATGTTTCCCAATCTTGTGTTAGTCGTCTTGCTGCTCTTAGTTTTGGATCCTGTATAGCCAAGTCACGTTCCAGCTTAAAGAAGAATGCCTGTGCTTGTCCTCGATTGATATTTCCGCTACGCATTTGATCTAGGAAACGTTTAATGTGCTTGTCATTTACTTTTAATTTTTTCATTAAGGCAGTGTCTTTTTCATTTCCTGACAACAGCTCTGGGTGCTTTAGACTGTATAGTGTTTGATACACGTCAGTTCCGCCAGGGGCTGGGCTATTAAACCCTCCACGCATTGTCGTTTGTTGTGCATATTTTTGAGCCTGTGGTGCATAATTATAATCATTACTCATTGCATATAGACTTAGTAAACTGACAAACAAATGATCTGATAGTCCACGGGCACCTTCACGACTAATCTGTTCTCGGCTTCGAAACATTTTTGCTTCTCCCAATGTTTGCATAAATGATAGTTCTGTTGAAGTTTCATCCATGGTGTGGCCGCCTTCGATTGCAGCCCATTGCTTTGCTGTATATTTTTTATCACTCATTGCTTGTCTAACCTCACTGCTAATTCTTTAATTTTATCACTTGCATATGTCTGGCAACATCTCGGAACAAACATATGTACTAGGATAGCAAGTTCAGCTTTCTTTAATTCAACCATGATACCAAACGCAAATTTAAAGTGTTGCCATCTGGTCATACCAGCTTCTTTCATGTGTAATTTACATTCTTTACTAAACATCAGTTTGGTGTCCATCTATGTCGAGGTACAAGTTTCGTTTTACTATTCTGTGCTACATATCCTTCCCCACCACGCTCTTTCCCTGTGGATGCTGTGATATCTGCTGGCGCTGAATCTAATTGATCAATAACATTATTTTTCGCTGACATGACAGCATTTACTAATTGGAATATAGATGCCAGTGCATTTGGATTTTCGTTATTCATTGCAGTAATTTTAGCTTGTTTATTTGTACTTACTTTTGAGTTTTGTAGCCAATTAAAAAATCCCTTGGTGCTGATAGCATCAAGATTTTTTGTTTTTACTAATTGGTTGACAAACGTGTATATGATATTTCGCAAATCACTAAGTCCTTTAACTGGTGCAAGGAATGCGTCAATATCATTACCGTATTTTTTGGCTATTGATCGAATATTATCTGTTCCAGACACATCAACTGTGGGCTGATGTGTTACATAAGTCTGTCCAATAGTAAACACATCACTGCTGTCAAAAGCGGAAACATCTTTAATTGGTTCGCTGGTTTTACTTCCAAACTCTGGGTATACTGTATGCAGGGTAACGCCAACTTTACTTTGGCCGATACGCTTGCCAATCTCACTATTTGGATCAACAGTGTATGTTACTTTATTGGGAGTAAATGTTATTGTGTTTCCAGTTTGGAAAGGTTTTCCTGGATGATATAGCAGGTCTCCATATACATAGCCACGGAAGTTTTCTGGAAAATCTTTTTTAATAATTTCAAACATGTTTGCCATACCATCAGCAAACTCAGCTCTCCAGTCTTCACCTTTGCCAGTACTCATGATAAAGTTTTTCAAGTCTTCGCTAGATGTAGATTTATTTCTTCCCCAACCATTTTTGCCCACAAGTACAAACGTACCGTCTGGCTCACGCCCATAATAAACTGTTGGGTTGCCATCCCATTTAATAGCCACGTCACTACTATCTTTTCCCATATTGTCAAGTATGTCTGCGGCTTCCATTGCGCCGCGACTACCTTTGACGAATACAAGATCTTCTAGGTGTTGATACTCTCTGCCTACACTTTCACGTAGCTTGGAGGCATCTACAGTATACAAACTATTTTGTGTAATACGGTGTTTTCTAGAGCTGCGATGCTTACGCTTCTTTGATCCACCTAAGATATCGCTTATTTTCATGAGTCGCCTCTTAGTTTTTTAATACCACGAAGGAATCGTGTATTGTCACGACTTTTAATACTGAGTAGAACTCTTTTCTGAAAATCTGCTGCTGTTTCAGCATCATAATTAGAATCAATCATTTCCAATAGATTAATAATGGCACCAAGTGCATTGGTGCCACGGCTTTCTATCAGTTGCGTTTTGTCACGCTTTGGAGAAATGCTGTTAATTTCTTGTAATAGGCTTTTTGTTCTTTTTTCCACAGTATTATCCTTCCGCTATGTGTATTTAGCAAAAAATAGGTTTAGTCTTGTTTTTTTAGAATACTGCGTAGCCTGTCACTGTTAACCACTGCTGCTTCTGTTGCTTCACTTTGATTTGAATTGTTGGTGTGTGATGTCATGTTAGTTTTGTTTTTAATTTTATCATAGATTGCACTTGGTTGATGCACTGGAGTATGATCATCATCTTCATCTAAATCAGTAATACGCAAACCTGCAATATCAAACGACAAGTCAACTTTCTGGCCAACGCCACTACTGCTACGTGTTTTCATGAACTGGATCTGATAACGACCACGTTCACGCATTGCGTTTGATGTAAAGATACCAATAACATTATCTGCTGTCTGGATCTTACTCAAACCTCCACTAATATGACTGTGATCAAACTCTACCTCTTCAACTGCGCTACGATTCAACTGTGATGCAGTTGCAAACAACAAGTCATTTTCTACTGCAAAGTTACGTAGTTCTTCACTTACATATTTGTCTTTAACAAACATGTCGCTTACATTAACTTTAACACCTGCTGGCATCATCAAGTCCAAATAGTCTACACAAATCGCATCTACTTTAGTACCAGTTTTAATCTCATATTCTTTCATAAAGCTAGTCAAGTCGTTACATGTAATGCCGTTTTTAAGTTGTACAATCTGCAATGCACCAGACTTCTTGCCTTGCATACCAACTTTAAGACTCACATCATCAACGTTCTTGAATACATCTTTTGTATTCATGCCAGTTAGCATACTGTCTAGTCGCATACTACATAGTTCTTCGCTAAGTTCCAATGAGATGTAGACAACATTATGTCCTGCAATCGCCCAGTTAAGTGCTAAGTTCTGCAAGAACAAACTTTTGCCGCCGCCAGACGCCGCTGCAAAGATATTCAACTCTCCGCGGTTAAATCCACCATACAATTTGTGATCAATATCTTTCCAACCAGTACTTGTGCCGCCACGTGCATTTCTCACTCGCTCGATCCGTTCTGCTGGGCTTTCCCAGTAGTTTGTACCTAAGTGTTTTGCAAGTCCAATTTGAACTGCTTCTTTAATCATCTTTTCAACTGCGCCGAACTCGCCCTTTTCCAGCAAGTCTGTTGACTTTAGGATTGCACCTTCCAATGCCTTGTGTTTACAAAACTGTTCAAACTCATCAATAAACCAATCCTTATGTCGGCTATCAATGTTGTCACCAAGCCCTGCTAACTCCAATCCGCTAGATGCTGTAATTTGTTGAATTGTTGGTAATGCACCATAGTCATTTGCATGCATGCGAATAAACTCAACACCCTTGCGCAAACTACGATCAAAGAAGTCACTACTGAGAATATTATTAACACGAACAAACAATTCTTGATCCTGTGCTAAAAATTCAACAAATAATTTCTGTAGCTCTAGTGTATATTCTTTTTGTTCGCTCATTTGCAGTACCTTTTTGCCATTACTTGTATTTTAGTTGGATTGCTGATAGCACTATCAATTATACTGCGCACTGTAAACAATCTACCATATTTTATCTGCGCATCACCTGCGTCTTTGCATCCATCCCATTCGGGAAAACTTACACTCCAACCACGTTCTAAAGCTGTAGTAATAGCTTTTAGGCCAGGCTTATCTGCATCCGGTATCAGTATAACATTCTTATTCAATTTGTCAATAACGTTTGCCTGATCATCATTAATATTATTTGAGCCGATGGCAATGCCGTCTGTTACAATGGCATCCAATATTCCTTCAGTAACAATAACAATTTGTTTGTCTGATGTCTGTCGGTCTAATCCATAAACGAAGTTTTTGGGAGGCTGCTTATTATAATATTTGGGCATCCCTTCTGGTGGATTACCGATCCAACGGCCAGTATATCCCACTATCCTATTTTGATAATAAAATGGGATTATAATACGTTTATTCATTCTGGCAGGTTGCTTGCTAGTACTATACATAAACCTACTGTCAGAAGCATCATATCCCCGACTGTGCAAATACTGAGCCGCCTCTATAAAGTTGGCATCAGGGTGAGTCTGTTCACTAAATGTCTGTGTTTCAGGAGGAAGTTCCATGTCTGGCCAATCAATAACAACTGGTTCGTCTCGGCGTCGCTGTTTCATCAGAACTGCTGCCATTTCATCTTCTTGCATTAGCTCAAGCTGTAAACGTTGCACATCGCTTTCGTCTGCGCCAAGTTGCATCATGAGTTTTTTAAGACGATGGCTTAGTCGCTTGCCAGGGCTCCAACCTGTGGCATATCCACAGTTAAAGCAATTGTATTGGAATTTTTCAGCTTCAAATCTAAATCCACCCCTGCCTTTGGTATCAGGGCGGCTTTCACCATTAATAATACATACAGGACAGTTTCCTGACGTCCAACCGCTTGGATTGGGGCGCCAGTTACCTGGAATCAGAGTTCTAATATAGTCTGTAATTAAAGCCATACACTTATATTACAGTCTAATTTGCAATTTGTCAACTGTTCCGTTGCCAGTCAGTTGCCATTTTCCTCTGAAGAACATAATGTTGGATTGGAAGTTAAATGCTTCTATTCCTGTTTCACCATTAAACATGTGATAGAAGTTTTGGATACCTAGTTCAATGTCAAACCAGTCATCATCTTGTGGTTCTATAGCAGTTGTACCCTGTAAGAAAAATTTACCGCTATATCCAGAAACATAAACTGCCAGTGTGACAAGTCCATTTGATTTGCCGTAATAGGTGGGACCATACATAATACTACCATATGTATAATCTTGATCTGGTAACCAAGTTTCGTTTATTTGTGTTTTTAATGGTATCTGTTGTGCATCATGACTGATTTCAACTGCCAAGTTAGGACGCATATTTAAATCAGTATATAGTGGAAGAACTAATCCTCTGTCATTTGTATATGTTAGCACAAGGTCACAAACTTGTTTGTCTAATCCATTAATGTCGCTAGCTCGTAATACTAAACGACAAAAACCAGCGACTGGATCCAAAATATCAAGTCTACGCCTAATAATTGCACCGCCAGTTTCTCTATTAATTAATGTGGCATTTAGTTCCATTCCAGATAACATAATAGGCTTTCTGTCTTGGTTTTTTACATAGAATAATAATTCAGAATCAAGTCCACGAAAAATCTTAGCTTTTCTATAATTTACCGGCGCATTAATAGTTGTACCTCTACTGCCACCATACTGTGACTGCCCAGTAGCAATACCGCTGTCTCCCAGTGCGTACAAATCGCCTGATTGATTAATGCTGTAGCTTGTTGAATAATTACTCATATGTGATACCTCTGCATGTATTTATGCAAATCAGTTGAAATCGTGATTGTATAAATAAAAGTATAATGATAGCGAAGTACCAAGAATTATTAAATGAATATCCGTTTTTAACGGTGATAAACTATTCTGGCAAAGAATATTTGGGTATAATTCAAAATATTGATACCCAAATTGCCAGCATGTATGTTTATGACAAAATTATAGAGATAGATCAAAAGCAAAAGTTTCTTGAACTCGGAGAAGAATGGTGGTGGGAAACAAATAGAAAATTACCTATCAATATTGCATTACTTAATAGATGGTATTTTCAATACTGCGTACAGAGTTTTAATGTTAAGCAAATGGAAATAGTATCCGGCCCTGGAGTAAAGTTAAGTGACAGTATCACTAAACGTATCAAACGCAGAAGTATTAATCTAGTTAAAAAAAGTTAATCTGGGTATGCTAACAGGTTCATTTGTAAGATAATTGCTTGTGCATATGCATATGCGTGTGCCTTTTTGAAGAAATATTGATTGTCTGTTGGGCGTTGCCAAACAGAAGTTTCAATTGTATTCCAATCTTTTCCAATTAGATGTCTTTTTGCTGGACGAATAATAGCCAAAACCATTGCCAATTGTGGTAATGACTTTGGTTGCATCTTCTTGACAATTTCAAAGTGATTGTGTATGTGAAACAATTGTGAAACAATGTCTTGATGTTCTAATAATTCCCACACTGGATCCTTTGACAATACCCTATCCATATGTTCTTGATTATCAATTTTATCGTAAATATTTACATTTAGGATATCAATTTTAAAGTAACCAATCTCTTCTGCTTGCTTATAGTCTAGTGTGCATAGTCCTGTTATTGGATTACTTGGGACTTCATGGAAATAGACGCCAGTATTGTGTTTTTTAAATTTGTCATCGTTTTTAATACTGGCAGGTGTATTTTTAATTAAACGCAATAACTTATCACGATTAGCAATGTCAATATCAATATCAGTATTAACGATCATAGCTGTGCCTCTTTCATTACACTTTCCACCCAAACAAAGTCTTCTACTTTGCGTTTGATCCTTATGCTCCAAAAATGTGGATCAACATATTCGCTTATAATTCTAATCTGTTCATCATTCATTCTATTAAGCAACTCTTGCGCACCCTTGCTTGCATATAACACCCAAGGACTGATCTTTCCACTACATATATGAACCACTGCAATATTTGTGTTTATCATAGTAAAATAATTATCATAGTTTGTATTGTTTTCGCTCGCCCACTCATTTAAGAATAGTACAGTTCTTTCCACTGCACGACTTACACTCTCGTTCTTTAGTCTATCTTTAATATAATTATTAAATACTGTGTCACTTGCCCACTTATCCAAACGTGTCTGATTTCTAATCAACCATGTAGTATAGTTTTCTACATTATCAATTTTTAAATCTATACAGTATGTTGCAAATTTAATAAATGCAGTGTAGTAATGACTGTCAGCAAAATCTTCATATGTTTTTTCTTTTTTACTGTTTGTTCCAACTTTGTAAAATAATTGATATGTTCTAAATCCAAGCTGTGCATCTTTATTATCACGAACCATATGTCTGCGTTTCTTTTCACAGACATGCACTGCTAACGTGCTTTCCTTTTTAAAACTTTTTTTACAAAATCCACATTTAAAGGTCATTTAAGTAGCTTCTTAATTTCTTTTTTATCAATGCCGTGTTGTTCTAAGAGTTCAGTTAGTTCATCCTTGTCATGCATATTAATCATGATGTCTAATTCATCATCATTCAGATGACGATAAATCTTTTGGAATGTTTGATGTAACTTATTACTTGTGCCTTTTTTTCCCGGTGCAATCCAAGGATGGTACATACTTATACCCAAGCCGATTGCCTGCATAAGCTGTATTTGTAATTGAGGATGATGGCTCAGTGAATTAAAGTGAGTGTTTACTAGCTCATTAGTCCACTCAAGATAGTGTTCTTCAAATTGCTTGTTGTTATTTTTGCAGGCACTAGTATATCGCATAAGGATCCACGGTCCTACCTTTTTGCGTTCTTCATCAGTCAATCGGTTCCACCATCCTCGATCTTTGGTGTCAATTGCTAACATTTCATTTTTAATACTAATGTTTGACATTAAAATAATTCACTGATATCTAATACTTCTGGAATCTTGTTTGCTTCTTTAATAAACAATGCACATACTGGGTTTTCTTTATCTTCTAGTGGTACTACCAAAATATGACCAAACTTGAGCTTGGGTGCATACCATTTAACATCAGTATATATGTTAGATATACTCAAGTCAAGATATGATGGCATAAATCCAGTAAGAGGGTTAAATGCAAACGCATGAAATCCGCGATCATTTAAACTCATCAAGCTCATTACTTCTGGTTCGCCAACCATTGGATCACATACAACAACACTCCAGTCTAATGGAATATTAACTGTGTGGTTTCCTACCCTGAGCACCGCTGCTGGTGAATAAAAGCTCTCCATAAACACCAAAGGGTAAAAATAATAATCTACATTCTTTGGGTTACTATAATCTAATACACTATATCGTATATCTTCCACTGTGTCGGGTATTTCGTCCAACTCATATGGCTTATTATCAACTGTTAATATTTTCATCTATAATCTGCCTTTTCTAAACTGAACGGATAATTCGCGTCCTTATAAAACTTTTTTCTTTCAGCCAAGTGCTTTTTGCTGTATTTGGCTGTGCTTGCAATGTCCCAAATCTCCACATGATCTTTGTCGCTTGCTTTACGAACACCACGACCAATACTCTGTATAACCCTCACAAAGGATTTCCCAGGCTCCAATAGAACCATGTTAAAGATACGAGGAATGTTAATACCCACGGCAGCCACTCCATAGGTTGCCACAAGAATGTGATTAGTTCCTTCATTAATGTCATCATACTGGTCTTTTCTGTCATTGGTTTTCATTGCTCCATTAACAAATGACGAGCCTTCTATATTTTCAACTAATAGCTCACCTGCTTTAATTCTATCTACTAATACCAGAGTATTTCCTGTTTCGCTGATACGTTTAATTAACTCTGCAATATATTCCATACGAGTTTTATCTGTAGTCAAATAACTCAGCTCTGCTTGATAATTCGTATACTCTGATATTTCCTTTAACTGAACAATGTTAACATGGCAATTACTTAATACGCCCATGTCTTGTAGCTCGCTTGCTGCTAATTTATTAACAACTTCACCCAAGCATGCTTGAAGACTAATCTTCTCATGGTCTGCTTTTGGAATTGTGCCTGTTAGTCCCCAACGTAGTGGAATCTTTGCCATATCTTTTGTCAGCATTTCTTTGAGAACATCTGCCTTGGCTTGATGTACTTCATCTACAATAACACATACTACATCTTCGATAAAATCCTGCAAACTAAACTCAGTCTTGCCGTCGCGGAATTGCTTCTTGATGCTATTTAAACTTTGCCATGTACAAATTGTGTGAGTTTTACCAATGTCTTTTTTATCACCATAGTATACTCCTACATCCAATCCTAGATTGATGTAATCAGCTTCTGTCTGTTTAACCAAATCTTTGTTGGGTACAATTACAATACTACGTCCATATTGCTCTACACAATTGCTCAGTGCGGCTGTAATCAATGTCTTGCCTGCACCTGTTGCAATCTCTTGCAAACAATGTGGAGTTTCCAAGAACTTATTTACAATCTCAATTTGATAGTCACGCAACGTAACTGGTTGTCCTGCTACTGGATGTTTTTCAGGCCATACTTTATGCTGGAATGTGGTCTCGTCAACAGCCGACAGTGGCAGGCTGTGGTGTTCACGCATGTCCTCTATCTCTGGATCATAGCCTGCTTCCATAATAATTGGCAGCACCCTTTCCAGTAAATTGATGTACGTGACGCCGCCCACGGTAAAATAACTAATGCAACCATCCCACCTGCCCAACTTATATGCTGGGAGATGGTAGGCATGCGGAAGGAAAAACTTGAGTTCTTTTTCACACTTCTTTCGTGTGTCAAGATCAAGTCCTTCAATCTTACAGTTAACTTCGTCTTTTAGGATAATTTTGCATTTCATAATAATAATATACTACATATAAGGACAGGTGTCAAGATTTACTTCTTTATATAGAGTAACAGACAATACAGACATATCATTGTTACTGCTATTGATGTTGCAAGTGATGGCCAAAATGTATAATTGACAATCATATAAGAAAATATAGGAAAGAATACCAGGCTAACTAGAACAAAATAGACAGTTTCTTTTGCTAATTGGGCAAATGTATTGGATTCAATTCCACCACCAAAATGCATAAAAACTAGACTAATAATAGTACCCAATGGTATTCCCAAAATAAGAGCGCCAATTGTGGGATTACCTTTTTGTGCCGCCGAGACGACACTGGCGACAATAATGCCGCCAATGATTGCTTTTATTAAAAATTCCAAATTATGACCTACGCATGCATGTTACTTCGGCAGTTCGCATCCACTTGCTGCCCATGCTCTTTTTCAAGTCTGCAAGTTTAGTAACCATACGCAAGCTGATCTCACGCATTTTTTCTTTGTTCTCGATCATAAAGTCCATAAGAGCAGATTCCTCTTCCTTGGTAAAATCATACTCATTAAGCATGCCGTCATTTACAATTTGTTTACAACGCAAAACTTTTTCACGAGTGGTATCCATTGTAAGATCCAAGTAGTGACAGCGTGACATGATAGCGTCCAAGTGATCTTTAATCTTACCACGTACCTTGTCAAACTTGAGGTTAGTAATAAAAATAACACTGCCTTTGAACTCAAATGTGTCAGGGATACCTTCACGGCGCAGCAATGCACTGTCGGTGTTCCAGCTAATGTTACGCTTCTTGCTGCTGTCCAGTGCCGCTTTGAGAAGGTTAAGACTTGTTTCGTCATACAATACAGTATCACAGTCATCTAACACAAGTACGTTATTACGATCTGCATTTTGATATAGTACTTTATACAAACCAATAGCAGAGCTGGCGCCTTTGATTACATCAAAGCGAAGTTTGTTGCCTGCTAGTTTATCAAACAAGCTGTTTTTTTCTAGTACAGCCTCAACGCCAAAGCTCTTGCCTACGCCTGGAGGTCCTGTTACAACCATGCCACGCACAACGCCGTCAATTGATGCCTGTGTCATATCATCTAAGATGCTAAAACGTTCACGCATACGCTCAACAATTTGCTCATCTGTTTCGTTTGGGTTGTCAACTGCGTCATTTACTACTTCTACAATTTTAGTAGCTTTTTTAACACGAGTTTTTTTAAGTTGTATTGCAGTAGCCATATTGTCCTCCTAGACATTTCTTTAACTTACCTATACACTCTACAGTAAGACACAATACTAGTCAAGCGAAAAGCGAACAATAAAATCGTTCGCTTTCAATAGGTTAGTATTTTATTTGAAGACACCTTCAGATTTATCAAGAGCCAAAAGTAACTTCTTCCACATTTCATGCGTCATTGCTACATAGTCATAGTCATCCATGTTTTCATTCCACTGGCGCAGAACAACATTATTGTCACTAATAACCAAATGCACATCATCTAAACTGCCACTATCATCTAAAACAGTAGTAACACTTGCTTCCGGAAAAAATTCATTAGTGAACATTAAAACACCGTTAGGTTAAGAATTCCATAGATATTGATAAATGTAAAGTATACACTCAGCAATGCAATCCAGGCAGCATTTCGTCTAATACCTGCGTATGCAGTAAACAAGCTACTGGCAAGATAAAAGGGATAGATCCAAATTAGTGGGGGATTGTCAGCAGTAAAACTCAGCCACCCACTTGCAACAATCGCTGTTAGCGTACCCATCAGCTCTGCATAAAATGCCCTTGGGTCTGAAGTATAACTACTTTTAAAAAACGTCTTGATATTATTAATCACTCAACAACTCCCATAATTTTAACACGGTTCATCATAGTTTCCTTTGCATTGGAATATTTGCTATTCTCGTGCTTATTAACCGTGCCGCGGATTTTAATTTTTTTACCTTCGATCATATCGCTCAAATCAGGCTGATCTCGCCACCAAAACTTAATAATATCTTTACCTGCATATACACCAGTAATCATATAAACTGCACTGGTTTGAATAAATTTACAGTCAAGGATTTCAACGGCAATATCATACCTTTTTTTAATTTCACCCATATACTGACTGCTATGCTTTAGTTGTGCCATACGATCGTTGACATGTTCACGCTTGCGATCAATCTCAATACTATGTGGGAGGCTAGCAATAATGCTAACACCAAAATTATTAGTGTCCTCCATATTAGATAATATCTTTACGATGTTACTGTCAAAATTAGACAGATTGCCTGTCATTTTTTTAATCATTAACTTGCCGTTCAAATCAGCAATTATCTTTTGGGCGGTGGCATAAGTTTCCAAAGTAAACGAATGCCCGTCTTCTAGTAGATTAACAATAGAAGTTTTGTTGTCATTAACAACCACATTGTCATCATTTTCATCTGTTGCTGGTTGGATATATCCCATGCCGCTGCGGATAAATCCCTGTCGATTATA